TTTTCAGTTAGTTTTAAAGTATCATTCTCTAAATCTTTTATGTTACTGAGGTCGCGCTGTGAAAGCCCCATTGCTAAGGCTGGTAGTAAGAAACTATAACCACTTTGAGCTAATTTAAAACTATCTTCAATATATTTGGAAACATTGTGCTCACTGATTGGTAGAATTATATATTTAAAACTAATATTAGCATTACCGAATAATGAATTAATAATATTTGTGAGAAAGCGAGAATATTTATTAGCAATAATCATCATTAGGCTAATATCATTTTTAATTGAAGTTTCAATTGCTAGGTTTCCAGTAGGTGAAAATATTTGCGAACTAGCACTGGCTTCGTAATAGATATTCTGCATCATTTTTTCTAAGTTGTTTGAAGCAGAGTCTGATGAGGTTTTTGAGACAATGGAATCGACATCTGCATAAGTAGTAAGAACAGATATATTCTTATTGCCCTTCATCATACCAACAGTGCCACGATGCATTTCTTCAGCTTCGTCTGGCTCAAAGAGCAGTTCATTAGTTGTAGTATTGTGTGGTATTTTTTGGACGATAATTTTACGAATTTCTTCAAGGTCTCTTTCTCTTTCTGTCTCGACGGCTTGTTCATATTGGATAGTAGCCGGAATTACATTTAATAATAATGGACTTCCATTAAAGAATGGGAAACAAACTCCTATATCAGCAGGAATTTTTACCCAACTACTTGAAACCTTGCCATTTTTGTATTTTGTGAAATGAGAAGAAATAATTTTCGGATAGACTGCCAATACTTCATTACGGGTTTTGCTATCTAAAATTGTATAAAAATAACTTACATTAAATTCAATAATATCATTTCCATGAGTATCTTTGAAATTTGAACGACAATACTCACTTGGCAAATCTAATAGTGACAGTTCACTCTTATTAAGTTGTTGAATAACCCCATAATAACTACCATCAACTAAGGCTCTTATAGAACAATTAGTAAGCATATCAGGCAACATTAAATTATCAATGAAATCCATAGCAGAGAAGTACCTTTTCTGAATGTGAGAAGCGGAGAGTGATTTGCCGAAGCTTGGATTAGGAATCAGTAAACCAACATATTTCAGAAGGGTAGCATAGTGGATTATAAGCCTTTTATAAAAGCCATCTTTGTAAAAATAGTTGCGAGAGAGTTTCTGTTGTTCAGCAAGTGAGCCACTATTAATAATCTTATCAACTTCCTCTAATGTATAGTTTTTTAACTTGGTGTTATATCGTCTATAATTATTAAATGGGTCACTCCAAGAGGCTTCATTTTTGGCAATCATACCGTCATACGCCTTTCTAAAAAGGCTTATATCTCTTTCATGATTTTCCAATTTAATTTCCTCCTGTGAAGAAGACTAAACGACGTTTTCCGTCTCCTCTCTTTTTTACTTTTTTGTAATTATCCTCCTCCAATTCTTTAATTCTCCATAGCCCATAAGCAAATGCAGAATATTTATCTTTTGGAAAGCGAGAATTAATTTGCTCCAAAGTAATGTCAAGACCAGTACGTTTTAAACGTAGATTAGCCATCTCATCAAATAATTTTGTTGTCAACTCATGAGGCATAAGGCGCTTAATACGTTTTTCAAACCCCATCTTTTGACCAATCTTTGTAGCAAGTAAAGCGCTGCGCGCTTCTTGCTCAGTTATTAAAAAGCGAACAAGTCCGCTATTTAATCTAGTGTAGGCGTTTCCGTGGATTTTAGAGTTGAGTGGTCCATTAGCCTTTAATGAATAAAGAATCTGAATGGAGTCTCTTGGTTGAATTTTCTTAAAATCGTCATTATTAAAGAAACCATAAGAGGGTAATTCATTACCTTGGGAATCTTGATGAGTTTTAATCATTTCATCTGCGAGGCCAATACCTAAACCATTACAGTCGATAACCACTTCGCGTGGGTTGTATCGCGCAATTAACTCTTTCAATTCTATCGCCTGACGAGCAAATGTTTTTGTTTCAGCTTGGCGACCAAGTACCACGATATTTACAAGGGTTGAATAGAACTTATTATTATTATTATTAATATTAACGCGGAATATACAAGCGACTGTTTGGTCATTTAACCTTCCTACGTCCACTGATATTAAGTAGAAAACAGACGGCTGTCCTCTAAATTTTGCGACCCATTCTGGATTTTTAATTTTACGGTAGCGAGAGATTTTGTCAAAGTTAAACCAAGATTCATCAGAGCCACCTAACCACACGCCCATATACTCAGCCGCGAACGTATTTTCATTATATGAAGGTGACATTTTAAGTTCGCGCACATAGTTACCGTCAATTAGGTTATGCATAACTGGAATCCTATAATCTAACCCGATACAGAAATTATTATCGGGGTCAATAATTGATTTTTCGAAAACGTCGATAAGACGTTCATAAGCATAAGAAGACTTCGTGCCAGCGGATGTAGCAAAAATGGTTTGCTGATTGATTTTTTCATAGGGGTTAACTTCTCCGTTCACCATACGACGAGAAACGTTTAACTGAGGCAGGACAACTTCTGAAATCATATCACCGTCTTGGTCACGCGCTTCGTCGATAAGACCAGAGTGGTTACGAAGACCACGGTCAGAATCGAGCGCACCAACAATAGAGAAGGTTGAACCATTTTTAAAGAAAAGGTCAACATAGTCTTTACCGAAATTGGCTTTTTCAATTTCGTGTTCAAGTAAAGGCCAAATGCGCCAAATTTCGGTAATCTTTTGTTTTGAAATTTTGGCGGCCTGGTTCTTGTTTGGCGCAACTATAAAACCTCTATGACCTGGCACAAAACAACATTGAAGGTACTTAGCAAGAATTGAAAGAAAGGTCTTGGATGCGGCGCGGGCCGCAGTAATATAGATTGAACGATATCTCATGCAAGCGCGCAAGAAAATTCTCTGGAAGGGGAAGAGATTAAAGTTGGAGGCTTCGGGTTTTATAATATCCAAATATATATCGGGATAGGCTGAGAAGATTTGAAAATATTTTTTTAAAAGTTCTTCATTGCGCTCAAGGAAATCTTGAGAAATAATAACTCCCTTCTCAAGTTCAATCCCATCACGGTATAAGACCCGATGAGAATTGAAATCAGAACGGTCGGGAGAACAAAGAGTTATAATATTACTCATCTTCATCATCTCCCATAGGATTAAATTCAGTATCTTCTACTTCATAGCCCTCATTATCATAATCCTCAAGATTATATTCTTTTTGAGTATCATAATAATCTTCCATTTCCTGAACGTTCTTCAGCGCTTTAATACGTTCAGTAATCTCTTCACCAATACCACCTTCATTAATATAAAGACGTCGGTTGTAGTTTTGAATATTTTTAAGAGTCTCATCAATAATGTCACGTGTAACTCCATCATAGAACTTATTAACGAAACCTCTTTTTTCAAGCCAATAACCAAGTTCAGCAATAGAATCGAAGTCTGTCGCATTTTTGGTATTTTTTGGCGTAAATTCTGCAGTTTTTACGAGCTTATCATACGAGCTAAGTAATTTATCAACATCCTTATCTCCGGCACGAATTCTTGAATCAATTTCAAGCGATAACTTACAGATTTTCTTTGCTTGGTCGACTTGGAGGGCGCCATTGACGTTTTGGGATATAAGTAAACCTTTATAGAGGTCTTCTAGGTAAGATAATTCTTCATCATTATAGTTGCCGCCCCATTTTTGTCTTAATTTAGCGTATTTTTCTTCGCGCACAAGAGGAATTTCTTCCTCAATTAAGCCAACTTCTTTTAGTTTCTTATATTGTTTGTAATAGTCATCCCACCCAATCGACTCATAGTCTTGCGAGATGAAGACCTGCGCATAAACGGGGAATAAGTTTTCGGGAGTATTTTGAGTTGATAATCGCTCCCACTCTTTTACTATAAAGGGGATACCTGCCCATTGACAAAGTTTGTCAACGGCGGCCCAATTAAACTCTTTTTCCTCTAACCAAGAATAGATACAATCGTTACAAATTGGAAGGTATCCATCTGGATAGAAGATTGAGTGAGTGGGAGAGAAACTATCTACGCCAAAAACTCCTCCGCACTTCGCGCACTTTTTTGTTGAGAAGGCATGAGGCTTCTTTGGAATTTTAGGTTCAAGAGGCATATTAATTACCTCCTCGTTTTATTGAATTTGATTGCGCCAGTATCTTCTCAAGTTCGCGGCGCTTTTTGCGATTTAGCGTTTCATATTTATTGAGGATGTTGCGCAAGATATCTGCGAAGTCTCGTGGTGTCTTATTATCTTCTTGAAGGAGATGAGCACCGCATAAGTGCGCGACCCCTATAAACTCTACCGCTTCGAGCTTTGATAACTGTATTAAAAATTTTTCCATTATTTTTTCTCCTGTCGGTTTTTCTTATCACATTGTTTACAACGGGACACAAAACCGTCTTTTGATTTTGTTTTTCTCACAAAATTGTCGCTAGTTAGAAGTAATGTTCTGCCACACTGTTTACACTTTTTAAAGTTCTCAGGAAAGAAAATATTAGTCATAATTTCGTAATGGAGTGCGGCAGCTTTATTAATCGCGGCAATTATCTTTTGGCGAAAGATAGTACTAATGTAATTGGCGTTATATGTTTTGTTGTATTTTTTATTAATAAAAAAAGCAATGTCCTGATTCTTCTGTTTGGAAATTTTCTGGCGCAGGATATCCATTTGAAGGGGTGTTAAGTTGGCAAACTGGATATAGAAATTAAGAGTGGTGATGAAAAGGTGAAGAGTTGATTCAACATCTGCGGTGATAGACTCATCAACTAAGTTTTCATAAATCTGAAATGCTTTGTAGATATGTTCCATTTCTCGGAAGTCGAAGCATAACTTAGGTTGCGCCGGTGACTTCCAAATTCGGGAAGAGACTTCGCGCAATTCTTTTTCGGAGAAGTCTTGCGGTTCAGGAATATGGTTTAATGGAAAAATCTTTTTGTCTATTGGCTGGTTGTTACAGAGACCGAGTGGAAGGACTGGGATTTCTGTATCAAAGAAAGATGTTGTAGGCGGAGTATAGGCCTCGACAGTTGTGCGCGAGACTTGAGACTTATATGAGTCGCGCAAAGTAAATTGTTCACGACGGAGTTCAACCAGTAAGTGACGTTTTTTAAGGTAGGAAAATTGGTTTAGGTGTGAAGCCTTCTCTTTAAGTTTTTCTTGTTCCTCTGGAGTAAAGCGGTTGAGAAGAGATTCACGAGGGGGATTTTTCCGTTTACCATGCGCGAGGTCATAATAGTTTATCATTAAATCGAGAGCATCAATTTCGCGCCAAAGTTCTTCATACCTTTCGAGGATATATGGTGGTGCTTCTTTGCGGGCTTGAGAGCGAGAGAATGATTCTTTGCGCACGCGTGTTTGCGCGGAATAATTCTTAATCATTGATTCTTTAAAGGCTGGGGATTCGATTAGGGCATCAAGAGACTCTTCCTTTTTTCTATCCCAGGTTTTATTGCGCGTTTCGAGTTGTATTTCTTTTAATTGATTAACATTTTTACCATTTTTATCTTTACCCCATAATATATAGTTTGCGATTGTTTCTAATTCTTTTTCTGTTAGGGGTTTTATATCAAAAATTTCTTTATTTTCTATTAGATAGTTGTCTACGAAAGACGTCCTCTCTTCAAGAGAGGAAATGGTAAAATCTAATTTAAGTCTATTAGTCATAGGCCTCCTCTTTTTTTTCTTTCCTAATTATATTATACCACGGAGGGGAGGTCTTTGTCAAATTTCAGTTGATTTTGACTTTTTATGAGATTTGAGTTATAATAAAAGAAAAAGGAGAAAATTATAATGCGCGGGGAAAAGATTAGCAGTTTTAATTGGAGTTATTATTTATGTTGTAGTTGTAGTATGGGGCGTGGGACAAGGGTATAGAGTGGATGTTGCGTTAGGCTGGCCATTAGGATTATTAATATTGGTAGCATATGGCTTGACTAAATTGGGGAGGAGATAGAATTTTAAAAGTATAAAAACGAAATTTTTGTTTCGAGATAGAATTTTAAGGATATAAAAATGAAATTTTTGTTTCGAGGGGAAAATGTACCAGGGGCGGCACTTTTGGTTTACCATTTTTTGCTATTTCCCAAAACATACCCCCCTACTATGTTTTAGCGTGCTAAAGTATTAAAGCGCTAAAGCATTAACAGTAAAAAAAAAGAGGCTTTTCGCCTCTATTTCATTTCTTTTATAAATTCTTCAAGTGTGGGAAAATTGAACAAGCAATCCAGCAAATAATCATATTTTTTCCTGCTATTAGTAAATGTTTGAATATTTACTTGCCTACGCGATTTATTAAGCTTAAACCAAGTCATAGGTTTTTTGTCGTCATAATTCATAAGTATCTTGAAAAAATCATCACGCGTCATGATAAAAAACTGCTTTTCTACGGGCATACTGTCGAAAAATTCCGGATTATAGCCGATATATTCGACGTCGGGCAATAGCTTTTCAATTTCTATCACATCTAAATCGTATTCATAAGCCAATGCACCACATCCGGTCTTAAATTCGATATTATGCATTTTGCCGTCTTTGCCCTTGAAAGTACAATCTTTCCTTGACGGTTTACGGGCTTTTACGTCAGTAGAATATAAACGCTTTACTACATATTCACGGCATAAAACGTCGGCAATTTTACCATTTGCACCACTATCGTTTTTTTCTATTTGATTTTTCCTGCAGTACGCGATATACTCATTTATCCTTTTTTCTTGTTCTTCTTTACGCAACTTTTTCGCCATTTTTGTTACCTTCCTTCTTTTTTTTTGTTGGGATTGTTTCCCCTTGTTACGTCTTATTATAAAAGATGCAGTTTATAATGTCAAGTACTTTTTGAAAAAAAATAAAAAAAATTTTTTTGATTGATTGATAAAATATTCACAAACAATTTTATTGTTTTAATGCTTTAATATTTTAATGCTTTAATATTTTAATATGTTAAAATATTAGACGTTCGACGTCTATGGTCAATTATTGATAGATACAATATTCTGTGCTATACTATAAGCACAAGATAAGGAAAGAAGGTTTAGTACTATGAAAATGATTTACTTTGACATGGACGGAACAATTGCCGATTTATATTCGGTTGAGAATTGGTCTTCACGTATCGACGGTGGAGACGTTGCACCCTACCTTGAGGCAAGACCTATGTGCGATATGACTATATTAAGTAAGCTGCTAATAAAAGCTAAGGCGCAAGGCTATGGTATTGGTATTATAACATGGCTGTCAAAAAGCGGTACTAAAGAATATAAGAGGGCTGTAAGACAAGCTAAAAAACAATGGTTAAATAAATATTTAGGCGTAAAGCTTGATGAGGCGCATTTTATACAGTATGGTACAAGAAAGGATTATGTGGCAAAAGATAAAAAAGGAATACTTTTTGATGATAATAAAAAAGTTCGGGCGAAGTGGAGAGGAACGGCAATCAATCCAACAGAACAAAACATTATTGAAGTTTTACAGGAAATGTTAAAATAAAAAGAGTGCCGAGAAATCGGCATATTTTTTTTCTTAGACGTTCAACGTCTAATATTTTTTTCAAAAAAGAGTTGACATTTTCGGCAATATAAATATAATAAGAGTGTAGAAAGGAGTTGATAATATGAACAAAAAACAAGCAATTGACAATTTAAGAAGTAGGACTTTACAAAAAATCATAGACTTCTTTGCGAATGAAGGTGAGGACGTCCAGCAGACAAAAACAGGAACGGTTATGTTTCCTGCAGTTGATGAGCTGGGAAATGAATGTTTCATAACTGTAACTGTTCAAATTCCAAAAGGTTCAAGAGATGGTGAGCCGTATGACGGCTATGCTGAAGCGGAAAATTATCGGATAGAAACTAAACGGAAGCAAGAGGAAAAACTTGCTAAAGAGATTGCGAAACAGAAAAAAATCGAACGTGACAAAAAAATGAGAGAGGAAAAAAAGAAAAAAGAGGAAAATGCGGAGTAATCCGCATTTTTTTCTAAAATAATTCTTAGACGTTCAACGTCTAATAATGAAAGTTGACAAATTCCGAAAAAGAGTTATACTATATATAGAAAAGAGAAAGGAAAAAAAGAAAATGAGTTTACTAATTACATTTATCATTCTGAATATCGCAAACGTCATTATTCAAACTGTAAAATCTATTGCCACAATAAAATGCGGAAAGACCGCCGCTGCTCTTGTTAATGCTGCTGCTTATGGTTTATATACAATCGTTATTGTATATACTAATGCGGATATGAATTTATGGGTAAAAGTGATAATCGTAGCACTTGCGAACTTAATCGGTGTATATGTTGTAAAGTTTATCGAAGAAAAGAAAAGAAAAGATAAATTATGGAAGATTGAATTTACAGTACTTGGCACGAATACGGATAATGTAAATAAACTTTTAGAATTTGCGAAAGTATCACATAACTTTATTCCAAATGTTGGAAAGTATACAATATTTAATGCGTATTGTGCAACACAAAAAGAAAGTGAAAATGTAAAAGAAATTATAAAACAATACAATGCGAAATATTTTGTAAGTGAAACCAAAATTTTATAAGAGTCGCAAGACTCTTTTTTTATTAAAAAAGATTAGACGTTCAACGTCTAAACAAAAATGTTGACATTATCGGAAAAATCGGTTATATTTATACCATAAAAAATAAATTAAAGGAGAAGGGAAAAATGGTAAAAATTGACCGGCGCAAAAACTACTATTTAACTATTGATACCGAAACCGCCAACAGTCTTGATGACCCTTTGGTATACGATATTGGCGGCGCTATCCACGACAAAAAAGGCAAGGTTTACGAAACGTTTTCATTCGTGATTTATGAGATTTTTGTGGGCATGAAGGACCTGATGAAAATTGCATACTATGCGGAAAAAATTCCGAAATATGAAGATGACCTGCGGGCTGGCACTCGCAAAATGGTTCGGTACAATACCGCTCGCAAACATATTGCCGACTTGTGTAAAAAGTACAATGTGCGCGCTATTATCGCCCATAATGCAAGATTTGACTATCGCGCAATGAACACAACGCAAAGATATTTGACCTGCTCGAAGTATCGTTACTTCCTGCCCTATGGCATTGAAGTGTGGGATACTCTAAAAATGGTAAAGTCTACTGTGGCAAGACAAAAATCTTATGTGCGCTGGTGTAAAGAAAATGGCTTTATGGTAGACGAAACACGTCCGCGAATGACGGCGGAAATCCTTTACAAGTATATGACAGGAAATATCGAATATACTGAATGTCATACAGGTTTGGAAGATGTTTTAATCGAAAAGGAAATTTTTGCTTGGTGTATGCGACAAAAGAAAAAAATGGAAAAAAAGTTGTGGGAATAAAAAAATGAAACATACGAAAGTATGTTTTCTTTTTAGAAAAAGATTAGACGTTCAACGTCTAAACTTTTTTATTGACTTTTTTCTTTATGTGTATTATACTTTAAGTACAATAAAGGAAAGGAAGTGTATAGAATGATTGAGTGTCCAATCAATGGTTGGTTGTGTCCGTACTTCGAGAATGGTTACTGCACCTCGAAGATTGTGAGCAAGAATGTGACGCATTCTATGGCTTAGAAGATAAGGAGGAAGAATAAATAGAAGACAAATATACTCTTAATGACCTGGTAATAATTGGTACTAATGGATTGACCGCAATTTTGCGGTCTTTCTTTCCTTAGACGTTCAACGTCTAAACTTTTTTATTGACTTTCTCGCGCAAATAGGATATACTAATATCATAAAAAGAAAGGAGAAGTATAATGGATATTGAAGTTCAGATGAAAAAAGGAAGGTGTAAAAAAGAATTTTTCTATCTTGGATTCTATATTGATAAGGAAAATAATTTCCTTCTCAAATATGGTACAACTTGTGAGTTACCGCGCCGACGTCGTGAACATCGTAAAAGTAATCCAAAGTTAAAAAATTATTCCGCAAGTGAGGAATTTCCTTTTGAATATGTTTGGTATATATCATTATCAAAAGCAAATACTCTAAAACTTGAAGAGGATTTCCGCAAGCAAGCAAAAGAACTTGGATTCTATAAGCATATTCAGAATGATAGACTTGTTTTAGAGAAAGAATTGCCAGAATTTATAAGAATTAAAGTTAAAAAAGAATATATTATTCCATATCGGCAATTAGTGATGGACTTTCTCCAATAGGGGAAAGTCTTTTCCTTCTGAAAATTTGATTTTTTTAAAAAAATATGTTATAATTAATTTATAAAATAAAAGATAAAAAGGGAAAATTTTATAGTGAAATATTAGACGTTCAACGTCTAAATAAAAAGTGTTGACAGAAAAAAAAGTTCTGTGATATAATCTTAGTGAAAGAAAGGAAAGGAGAAATCAAGATGGCAAAGGTCAGAAACAGTGAACTTGTCAAGGCAAGTTTCATGGCGCAAGTTAAGGCTTTTCTTGAGGAAAAGGGCGAGGAAGTCTTACAGGTAAAATCCGGTACTTTCTCGATTCCCTGGGCGCTCGGAGAAGATGAAGGGTATCTGAACATAACCTTCTCAATCCCCAAGGGCTCCCGTGATGGTGAGGGCTACGACGGCCACACCGAGGCGCAAAACTACGAACTGGAACAGAGGATTAAGTTGGAAGAGAAAGCCAGGCGCGAGGCGGCGAAGGCGAAGAAAATCGCGCGAGACGCGGCCCTTCGGGAGAAGAAAAGAAAAGAAAAGGAGGGAAGTGCCGAATAGGTCGAGGGGAGAGAAATCTCCCTTCTTTTTTTCTTAGACGTTTAACGTCTAAAGTAAAAAGTTGACATGGTTTTAATTTTATGTTATACTTTACTCATAAGAAAAAAAGGAGAAGAAAAAATGTTAGAAAAATTTAGGCAAGACCATATAAGAATTGGAAAATATAGAATCCGTGGGTTATCTTTTCTGTGGTTTATTATTCGGATTGCGCAAATTTTATTCTTTCTTTTATGTGCTTATTTCTTTTATGTTGTCCTTTGGTTAGTAATGGGATAAAAGAAGTTGAAAGACTTCTTTTTTTTTATATAAAAGGTTAGACGTTATACGTCTAAATTTTATTTTCGTCAAATTTTTATTTTCGTCAAATTTTCATATCTTAGATGTTCGCGCAAATTCTGGCGCGTGTCAAATTTTACAGAAGCTGGAAGCTGCGTTTTCGTTTTCCAGTTATTTTCTGCGCCCTTCCAGGAATTTCCAAATTTTACAGCAGCTGGAAAGAGTGCCGCTTCTTACCATTTACTGTCAACTTCTCCCAAAGAAAAAAATTTCCAAAAATTTACAAAAATGTTAGCAGCTGGAAAACCCATTTATTACCAAATTTTACAGCAGCTGGAAAAATATTTTTACCATTATTTTCTATTTCTTTCCAATAAAAGGATTTCAAAAAAAAGGTAATTTATTACATTTTTACCACAAGCTGGAAAACCCATTTTTTGGTAAGTGATTCAGGAAAAGGAAAATGTATTTTAATGGAAATGCTTGACGAAAATCAAAAAGTGTGATATAATAAAATTAAAAAAATAGGGAAGGGGAAATGTGAAAATGGCAAAATCTAGAAGGGCTTTACAAAATGAGTTAAGGTTGAAATATCTTGAAAAAATCATGGACTTTTTGGCAAAGGAGGAAGATGTTCTCAGAACTGGAAGTAATGAGATAGCTTTTCCAGTTACTGACAGCGAGGGAAATGAGGAGTTTATCCAGATTGTGGTAAAAGTTCCAACTGGTTCCAGAGATGGAGAGCCTTACAACGGTTACTATATGGCGGAAGAGTATTCCTTGAAGTTGAAAGTCCAGCAGGAAAAGGCAGAAAAGGCAAGAATTGCCAAGGAAAAGAAAATTGCCAGAGATGCCCAGATGAGGAAGGAAAAGGCAAAGGCTAGGAAGACTAAAAAGGAAAAAATGGAAGCGGAGTTAGAAAAAGGAAAATGATTGAAATGGAAGGAAGAGGAAATCTCTTCCTTCTTTTTTGTGCCCGCTTCCAGAATTTTCCAATATTGGTGATTTTTGGAACCGCCGCAGATTTCGGCGCGTGTCAAATTTTAAGAAGCTGCGAAAGCTGGAACCGCTGTCAAATTTTAGAAAAGTTGGTAAAAGCTGCGCCAGCTGTCAAATTTTCAATATGGCAGCTGCGCCGCCAGTCAAATTTTAAGA